GCACAGCTTGTGCAACTTTATGGCTTGCACACATCACCATGCAACGCGGCACACTATGACCTGACAACCGATGCGCTGAAAGAATTCAGTGATGACAAATTTGTGCCGTTGATTGACAACACCGACAGGATTACAAGCCTGATACCTGATCAACCTTACAGGCGCACGAAGTTTTACACGTCAACGCCATATGGATATATTCGATTGCTGTCTGCGGGTATCATGGCAAACCGCAACTCGAAAACGCTGGAGCGCATCACAGCAGATGAATCGTGGGCATACAAAGATGATGAGGGTTGGCTTGAGCAGATCCATGACAGGCAAAGCTCGTTCCCGTGGCAATGGCAAATGTTTTTACCTAGCTCAGGACAAACGGCGGGAAGCCAGCTTGATGAGTTGTGGAAAAAGTCAACACAGCGCACTTGGCATGTAAAATGTGATTGTTGTGGCGAGGAAATACCATATATCTGGAAACAGCCAGCAGTAAACGGCGAAGTGCCTCCGGGCGGCATGAGGTATGCATCAACTAAAGATGTGACAAATGATGACGGAGTGATTGATTGGGTGAAGCTGAGGGAATCGGTGTATTACCAGTGCCAGTTGTGTGGCGGCCGAGTTGAATGGTCAGCGGCAAACCAAGACAAGCGAAACAGGCAAGGCCGTTATATTGCAATGAATGACGGTGCTGACCCTGATATTGAGTTTTACCACTACAATGCAATGGCACATGTGCCGTGGCCTGAGCTAGTCACCAAATGGAAAGAAGCGACAATTGCGCGAAGCCGTGGCGATCTTTCGAAGCTGGAGAACTTTGTGAGAAAACAACTGGCGCAACCTTGGAACGAAAGTGATTATATATCAGATGAAGTCCAGCAAGACGGGCGCGGTGATTACATGCTTGGCGAAAAGTGGGAGGCAGACAACGACCCGCTCTTATTCCTGACTTGTGACGTGCAGAAAGATCACTTTTATTGCGTAGTCAGAGCGTGGTGTATAATCAACGGCGTTTTACATTCCCGGCTAATCGAACGCGAGCGGGTTGTAAGCGTTGGCCAGATTCGTGATCTTGCTGACAAGCATCAAATCTTGCAAGACGGCATTCGCGGATCTCGTGTTTTCCTTGATGGTAACTACAACACCACACAAGTGCAACGCATAGCGGCCGAGAATGGCTGGCAAGTTTTCCGAGGTGATAAGGCCGCAGACTTCCGACACAGTGACGGCCTCCGCAGGATCTACGCAGAACCGCAATATCTTGACCGAGGTGAAGGAACAGTGAACGCAAAAAACGGCACTCAATACGTTTCGCAAATTAGATTTAGCAAGAACGCGGCACTTTCGCGGTTGTCTCTGATAAGATCAATCAAAGATGATGACGGAAACCTTGTTTGGACATACGCGAGCAATGCCGGGAGCGTCTACGAAAGGCAGATTAACGCATGGCAAAGGATAAGTAAGACAGCACCAGACGGCAGGAGGTTTTATGATTTTATAAACAGGGATTCAAAAAACGATCACTATGGTGATTGCGAACAGCAACAAATCATTTGCGCGGCGATGGCTGGCTTGGTTGGAGTTGACGGCGGCAGTGATGACTCGGAATAAATCAGCATTGACAATTAGTATCAATTAAAGTTAAATCGAAACCAGACAATATGCGCTCGCTACTTTTCACGCTATGGATTCAGGCTGACAAATCGGTCAGCACTATCGTCACGCTACTTGAGCAATTAACAGTTGCTCAGGTTGAGACTGTGCAACAAGGCGGTGCAAGGATGATCAACGCATCACTATCTGGCAAATCGTTCTCATATGAGCTGCCAGCAAATTGGGGGGCTTTTGATTTCTGTGAACACATCAGGATGGCATATAAGACAATCGAGACGGGAGGCGCTACAGGAGGGCAAATGACCGAGGCCGAACTAAAAACATACGTGCTAGATACAAATGATGAAGTGACAGATACAATGACCGCTCGCATCAATTACAACTCACTCAGACGATAATGGCAAACCCTCCCATAAAATCAACATACGGCCGCGCCAGCGTGAGAACATCAGCGCAACAATTGCGCGGAGGATCAAGCGAGTTTTATCCCGGCGGCAGGAATGACCAGCGCAGATTTAACACCCGCAACCTAGCGCAAGACATTACAGACATGATGACGGCCAACCGTCACCGCATGTTGCTTGGTGATTCACGCTACATTTATCAATCTTTTTCCTCTGTTGCTGGAGCAGTTAAGCAAAAGGCAAACTATGTTTACGGCGGCAGTTGGCGGCTACAATCACTCAGCGCGGACACCGCATTTGCTCAAGCAGTGGAGGAAGATTTCAAGCGGCTTGATATGATGTTTGACATCCGGGGCTCAAACTTTGGATTCAGAAAAAACGTTTGGCGCGGCTCAAAGTTGCTTGATGTTGATGGTGACTTTTTCGTTGTGCTTACAGAGCAAAAGGAAACAGGCTTTCCAAAGCTCCAGTTTATTGAATCGCACAAGGTTGGTGATTGGGGCGAGTGCCGTGATGGTTACGTCAGCGACTCGACCGCATACCAAGGCCGCAGAATCTTGACGGGCGTGATTGTTGACGATTACATGTCACCAATTGCATACCGTGTAAAAGATGATTCCCGCAACCGTGGATTCCAAGACATACCAGCCAACAGCATTGTGCATTTTGCTGACATGGAATGGTTCAGCCAAGGGCGCGGCACACCGTCAATTGCATCAGCTATTCTTGATTGGTATGACCTGAGCGAGACGCGTGACGCGCAAAAGATAAAGCAAAAAGTAAACTCAATTTTAACGCTGATCGAATCCAACGAAAACGGAAAGGTTGACGCTGGCAGAAACGCTCTCGGAATGGGTGGAGGCAGTGCCGCAACCGCGACCAGCTACATGGATAGTGGAATGATCCGCATCATCAAAAACGGTGGATCACTCAAAGCACACACAGCAAACGACCCGCCAGAGGGCTGGATGAAGTTCACAAAGCTCGTTGAAAGCTCCGCATTTTATGCACTCGGATGGCGCAGAGAGATGCTTGACAGTTCAGATGTCGGCGGTGCTGGTGTTCGTGGATTCGCCGCAGATGTGAACAGGTCAATTGCATCAAGAATCGAGGTGCTTGAAAATGGCTACAAGCGTTGTGCTCAATACATCATCGCAAAGCGGGCTAAGATGGGAAGCTATGAACTACCAGATGATTGGTGGAAACTGGCATTTACACGCCCGGCAGAGTTCACCGTTGATGAAGGACGCATGAGACAAGCTGACCTTGATGATCTCAGGGCTGGCGTGATCACGGAAAGCAGCATTGCAGAAAGACGCGGCAACAATTACGAGGATGTTGTGATACAGCGAGCAAAAGAAATCGCACACCGCAAGCGCGTGGCTGAGGAATATGGCCATGACCTTTCCGAACTTTCAATTTTGACTAAACCCGGCGACATAACGCCAAATCAAACAAACAACCAAGAAACAACACAAGATGACTAATACATGGTACAACATAACGCAGGCAGAAGGTGATGCATCTTCGGCTGAAATCTCAATTTATGACTCCATAGGGGGTTGTGAAATTAACGCAAAGCAATTCGTTGAGGAACTAGGCGAAATCAAAGCAGACACAATCCACTTGAGAATCAACTCACCCGGTGGAAGCGTCATTGATGGCAACGCCATTTTCAACGCATTGCTCCGACATGACGCAAAGGTGATCACACACATTGATGGGCTCGCCGCGAGCATGGCATCAGTGATTGCTATGGCAGGGCATGAAGTTCACATGAGTGATAACGCATTGCTAATGATTCACAATCCTTGGACTGTGACAATGGGTGACGCTGATGAGCTAAGGGCTGACGCTGATCTACTCGACAAAATGAGTGAATCAATCATGAACGCTTACAGCCGCTCACAATATGAGCGCGAGGAAATCAAAGACTTGATGGACGCTGAAACATGGTTCACAGCGCAAGAAGCATTCGACGCTGGCCTTGTTGATCATATCGACACCGGGTTACGTGCGGCCGCATCAGACATCACGGCACTTGCCGAATTGTCAGAGCTTAAAGTGCCAGCAGAAAAGCAAATTGCATCACTCAGCAAGCAACTTGAAGCAGTGACTAAAACCAGCGCGGAAATCTCCGAGCAACTTGCAGAAATCAAGGGCAAAAATGAAACGTTGACAGGCGAGCTTGCACAAGCAATAATCGACCGTGACGAAGCCAACGAGCTAGTGAGTGAAGCCGCTGACAGAATTGAAATTCTTGACCTTGAAATTATCGAAAAGGATGAGGAAATCAAGACATCAAAAGAAGTCAGTGAGGCAGCAGTTGCAAGCAAAGCGGCTGAGATTGTTCAACTTGCATCACATGAGCCAGTGGCCGACAATGGTGACGGGCTAGGTGCTGAAACAGATGAGCAATTACTTGCACGATACGAAAGTATTTCCGATAAAGATGACCGCCGCGACTTTTTCGCAGCAAACAAAACCAAAATTCTCCGCGCCAAAGCGCGAAACTAAACAACAAAACAATACAATACAATGGCCAATTCATTTGACGCTAATACAATTGCTGACATCATCGCTTCTAACGAGGTGCTTGTTTCTCAGCACCGGGTAACGCCTCTCGACAAGTTCGCAACGAACTTCTCCGGAGACGCGATTGCACAAACCAACAACGGCAACGGTGCGCGTTCAACTATTCAGGTTGATCTTGCTTCCGGTGCTTCCACCACTCTTACCAACCCAACCAACTACGAGCAAGGCGACAGCACTCTTGGAGCGGTTTCGATTGGCATGAGCGAATACTCGCAGCCTTTCCACATCACGCCAGCCGAACTAGGATCTGGTCGCCGTTTGGAGAAGCTGGTCATGGTCAACCTTTACGCACTGCAAGACAAACTTGACAGCGTAGTTAAAGGCTTGATGACTGCCGCCAACTACGGCGCGGCAGTTCTCGACAAAGCCCCGGCTACTGTCACCACTGCTGACATCAAAACCATCATTGCCGCAACTGGCAAGTTCGGTCAGCGCAACCTTGTTGCTGATGCTTCTTTCTGGTCACAGTTCGCTGTCACAAGCGACAAGAACAGCCTTGGAGTAATCGACGGAGCATACGGCCTCGACAGCTTCAGCTTGTCAACTGACTGGTCGGGTGCGGGAACTAACGTCAACGGATTCGTTGGTGATGTTTCATCCATCGCAATGGCCGCACGTCTGCCTGAGCTTACCGGTGAACTCCGCGAGGCACTTGACTTTGACACCGTGGAACTTCCAAACGGAATGACCGTTCAGATCTGTAAGTGGGTCAGCACCGCAAGCCGCAACACATGGCACAGCTTCGACGTTGTGTTTGGTGCTGGTGTTGGTGATGCTACCGCTGGTAAGATCATCGAGGACGGAAGCTAGAAACTTTGACCCATGGAACGCTCTTTCGTAATCGGCATTTCTAAAGGCTCGCAATCGGTTATCGGTTGCGGGCTGTCAGAAAATGAAGCAATGAAAAAGGCTTCCGAGGCCACGGGCTTTGATCATGTCGAGGTGTATATCAACCCTGTGCCGTTCGCGGTGCTGAATTGTAAGCCAGCAAAAGCAGCTAAAAAGGTTGCCAAAAAGACAACAAAGCGCAAAGCAAAGTAAAACAACAAATCAATCAAGGCCGTCACCTTTGCGGGTGGCGGCTTTTTTGTGTAAACTGATGATCGTTGACATTTACACTGGCAAATGTATCATGTTGACATGAATGTTTTCGAGCGTTTCGCAAAGTCAGGATTGTCGCAATCGTTAAGCGTGATTGGTGAGCCAGCCAGCATTGGCGCGGATCAGTTCAAGGCCGCTTTTGATGACTCACAAATGGACGTATCAAGAACGATATTCGGTGATGATGATGAGGTGACTACAAGCGCAACACTCCTCAAGTCACAGATTAAAAACAAGCCCGTGATAGGTGAAATATTGAAGCGGGTAAACAAAAGAGCAACCTACGTCATTACAGAGGTGCAAGAGGATCTGGAAAGCTACGAACTGACATTGAGGGAGAAAAATGCCTAAAAAAAACATCACTGTTGATGATACAGTGTTTCGCGCAAAGCTGGTAAAGCTAGCTCGAAAGGTTGGCGTTAATGAAAAAAAGTTTGTTCGTGAGCAAGCGGGTTTTTTAGCAAGAGAGATTGCAAGATATACTCCACCATATGCATCATACCCGACAGGCGCGAGTTTGAAAATGGGAACAGCGGAGGATTTCAAGACGGGTAAAAACGCAATCCTTAATGATTTGCTTATAATTTGCCAAGTCAGAAAACCCAAAACAATCAATTGGGCAATTAGAGAGTTCAAGGGCGGCCCGATATACTACAAGAACAAGCGAATTGCACCGGGTGTATTGCAAGACATTGGCGAGCTTGCTAGATGGCACAAGCAAAACAAGGGTAGCAAAGGGCGAACAAAGATGCTTCCAGACATTGACAAGCCGTTCGTCAAAACAACGGTGTTCAATAAATACAAAAGGTTTTTGTTCTCAGAAGTTGGAAGCTCAAAAGCGGCATTTGCAAAAGCCGCGCTTGCATTAGGTTCAAAAGGTTCTATTCCGCTACCAATACAAAAAAACTTATCGGGCGCAAGCGGCAGTGGTAGCATGCGCAAAAGAAGCAAGGGGTTTATTGGGTTTGTCAGCGGCAGAGCAAAAGGTTTGTATCACGTGCGAGGCGGTTTGCTGAAAGAGATTAAAAGAAATAGGCTGATAAAGGCGCATAAAAGGCTGGGGTTCATCACGCGTAAGCTAGTGCGTGAAGCCAATCGGTCTTGACTGCAAGCACACATTAAGCTAAAACATAATCATGCCAGCAACATCAGACATTGAAGTGTTCAATTTCGAAGGCAACCTTGAGCAATCGTTTTATGATTTTTTGCTGGATAATGGGATTGAGCTAGCAACGGCAAACGACCCAAAAAGGTTAAGCGATGATTACGTTGGTGCGCAAGTTTCGGTCAGTGGACTGGCAGAGGATGAACACATGACCGAAAAGCCTGACGGCAACCTTGAATATGATCATTACAATTATACTGCTGAGATCACCATACACACAGACCGCAATGAAAACTCAGTGCCGGGCGCAGCCTTTTCACGCTATCACCGCGAGCTTGTGGCAAAAGTTCGCCATTTGCTCAGTATATCAAGGGCGGCCGAGGTTGCCAGCTTGAATGATAAAATTGATTATTACTGGATCAACAGGCTTGTGCCGTCTGATACAACCTACACAGCAAGCGACAACAGCTACGATGAAACCGTTTTGACTTTCGAGGGTGACTTTTCAATATTGACATCTGCATGGCCTAGTGCTTAAATACTTTCGCAAACTAATAAAAACAAATGTCTATTCCCTATAACTCACAAGCTGACCAGCCGCAAGGCTTGGAATCCGTCACAATCAACTCTGTCGCATACGTTGTCGACTCTGTTGACATCGCAACCAATGATAACCGCGTGATTTCACGCACAGACGCAAACGGCGACCGTGCTGACTTCATGATTCGTCCCGGTGCAGATCCAATCAGCGGATCACTAACTCTTCAGAGAGCATCAACAAGCACTGTTCTCCCTCCAGAGGGTGACGAATTTAGTTATGACTTCGACCGCTCCGGCACTGCATCAACACTGGTTGTCAGCAATGTAAAGGTTTCTCGCGGTGATGATTTTGACACTTTCGAAATCGACGTATTGCTTAAAACTTACCAAGGCTAAACCATGAAAATCAAGCTCTTAAAAGATCACTCCATTTTGGGCAAGATCGAAAAAGCTGACACCATCGTTGACATCAGCGAAGGGGTGGCAAATGACTTGATTGAACGAGGCATAGCTAAAAAACTCTCAAAGGCAAAAAAAGCAGACAAATAATTGTTTGTAATCGTTAGTTTCTGGCCTTGCTCGTTAAAAGCGGGCGAGGCCTTTTTTTTATGAATACGCAAGAGGAATACAGAAAAGAGCGCAAAAAGATTGAGCTTAATCGTTCACTTGATTGGTCAACGTTTGGCGTTGAGCATAAGGTTGCGGGTGAAATCCTCAAGCCCATGACTGTGCAAGTGTGGTTCGAT